GAGAAATTGGATTCCAGAATGGATCGAGGGCACCGAAGTCGGTACATACATAACTGTTAAATATCGACAACGGCAGCTAAGAACTCTCAAAGCCCTTGATACTTTTGGAAACACACTAAAATTTGTTATTGGTGGTGTTATTCCTTTTAAGACTCTGCCTCTTCCAATTGCATCAATGATTTCTTTGTTGATCACGCACTATCTTCCTAACAATGTAGCTTCCCGTACTTTGAACTATATTGCTTTGAATATTAAAATTGATTCCAAAGCTCCGATTCGTTCGTTAGCAGCTTTCTTTACTCAGGATTTCTACATCCGATTTGTTCAACCATACGTGTTTGTTCCACTCATCCGTAGGTATCCAGGGCTTTTGAAGATTGTCAATGAAAAATTGGATCTTGTTGTCAGTGTTAAAACGCAGTTCCAAGAAGCGTTTATGCAACCGCAAGTTTACAAGACAGTTGGTTTAGCATCATTTGTGGTCTTTCCAACTATTGTTGCTCCGGTGATGATGTGTTATGCGATACGTTCTTTTTATAAATCGCAAGTTAAAACATTGGAATCAAGTTCTGGTGCCATTAAGAACACTATGAGTACGATCAAGCAAGCATACCCTAGCGTGTGGCGTGACAAGATTATCCCATCTTTCGCCTCATGTTATACTATGTATGCTGGACTTCCCCAACTCTATGATACTCTGATCAAGGCTCATGCAGATAGTTCCACCACAGAACATTCAGCATTGGACCCCACTCCGGAGGAGATTCGTAAACGTGACATCACCGATTCTGATACTACCAAATTTTATGCAGACAAGTTTGCTGATCGAATTATTGATAATATTCCAATGGAATCTGACATGAGAAATTCTGAAGTTGCTAAGCCAGTAATGAAGAACCTCTGTTATTTCCGTAGGAGTGATGGAAAGTTTAGTAACGCTTTGTTCCTTACGTCTGGATTCGCTTTGGTCCCACACCACATGATTGAAGCAGAGTCACAGAAGTATACCTTTGTTAGAAAAGCTAATCCCGATGGTGCGTGTCGAAATGCAAGTTTTGATACTATCATTGGTCCTGCTGATTGTCTTCGTGTTGGAGATCATGATTTGGCTGTCGTCTATGTACATAATTCAGGCGATTTCACAAATTTGATTGACCTATTTGCACCAAGCACTCCCAAAGTGTATCGAACAGGCAAAACGTACTACCGTAACAAGGAGGGCATCCTTGCAATCAATGGTATTTTTGACATTGTAGGTTCTATTACTACAAATAATCATAAGATTGACGGTAAAACTGTTTCGTTCTCTGGACTGAGATATAAGAGTCCCACCAATTTTGAGGGTATGTGTATGGCCCCAATTGTTGCTGATGATAAATCCTCGTACATAATGGGTGTACACTTAGGAGGTGATGGTGTAGTAGAAGGCCGTGCAGGCAGTCCTACTCCTGATGAATTGAAGAGTGCGATTGTTATCCTTACTGAACGCAGTCATATTTCAGAAATTGCCGCTCAAGGCATTTTTGTCAAGAAGCAATTTGGAGTTGATTGTCTACAAGAAGGTTTACACATTCGATCACCACTCTCAGCGTTAGAAGGTTCACGGAATTTTCGTGTCTTTGGCTCCACAATAGGTCGTGCTCAGGCAACCACTAAGGTGATGGACACACCTATATGTAAAACAGTCCGAAAACTATTTGACATTACTGAATCTTGGGGATCGCCCAAATTCAGAGGTCCAACAAGAGATAAACCGTGGCTTCCATGGCTAACATCTCTACAGGACTCGACACAACCGAGTATCGGCTTTCATGGCTCTGACGTAGCACGTGCAGTTGACGATTACATGGTTGAAATTGAAGAAAAATTGAATAGTAACTTAGAGTATTGGAAAACTCAAGTAAAACCATTGACACGCGATCAAGTTGTTAATGGTATTCCCAATTGTCGATTTATTGACAGAATGGAGGCTTCTACATCTGTGGGAGCTCCATTGGGGGGACCCAAACGTCGTTTTTTGACACGTAGGGTTGATCCTTCAGGCATATATCAGGATTACGATGTACTTGATGAAAAGTTTTGGAAAGTAGCCGAAGACATGGAAACCGAATATCTATCTGGTAGGCGGTGTTACCCATTGTTTAAGGCTGCTTTAAAAGATGAACCGACACTTGCGTCCAAAGACAAAGTTCGGGTTTTTCAAGCCTCCCCATTGGCATTTCAATTGCTGATTCGTAAATATTATTTGCCAATAGCCAGGTTCCTTTCGTTGAACCCACTCCTCTCAGAGTGTGCTGTTGGTATTAATCCCGTTTCCAAAGAATGGGAAGAATTAGGTGCATTTGTCTCCCGGTTTGGTGAGGATAGAATGTTGGCAATTGATTACAAAAAGTATGACTTGCGTATGCCCGCGCAACTCACTTTGGCAGCACTCAAAATGCTGCGCAGGATAGCAAAGATCCTTGGATATGATCGTACTGCGATTAAGATAATGATCGGCCTTGCTGTCGACATTGCTTGGCCCATGTGTGCCTACAACGGTGATCTTCTAATGCTTCTTGGCTCAAATCCATCCGGCCAAGGTTTGACTGTGTACGTTAACAGTCTGGTGAATTCTCTGCTTCACCGAATGGGGTTTTTTCATGTATACCCATATGTCAAAAAGACGTTCAGACAATGTGTTGCCCTATCCACCTTTGGAGATGATGCACTTAGTTCTGCAAATAGATGGTATTCCAAATTTAACATGATTTCATTGCGCGATTTTCTCGCAGCGCATGATATGACCATCACAATGGCAGAGAAAACTGCCAAGTTCACAAAATATATCAACTTCAAAGAAGTGGACTATCTCAAACGATCGTTTCGTAAAGATCCAGAGTTTGGAGGACATGTTGGTGCTCTCAATGAGTTATCTATACATAAATCTCTCTGTTCTATCGTACGATCCCAAGCTGTTTCCCCAGAGGAAGTTAGTGCTGCAAACCTTGTAGGTGCTGCAGATAGCTACTTTCTCCATGGGCGAAAAGAGTTTGGAAAACAAATCGTGAAACTTAAGGAAATATCGCGCCTACACGATCTCGACCATATGACTCGAAAATTGAATATCTCTTTTGATGATAGATTAAAGCATTGGTACGAGCAATACGCGTAAAACCGGACCTGGGGTAGGTCAATAAATATAGCTTGGACTCGGACAAGGTCGCTAAATACTTGCCTCCAGTTTCAAATCTGGGGCCCGACGGAAA